ATGCGGATGAAACAGCTGTATGTAATTTAGCATCATTATCATTAAAGAATATTTTAAAATATAAAGATACTAGTGATTTAAAATTACGTATTTATAGTAAAAATGATTGTATGTATTGTGAGGCATCAAAACGTTTATGTGATAGTAAAGGTATTGAATATATTGTAGAAGATTACAATAATTTAATATTGGCAGAAGTTGAACCATGTAATGTTAAATTTCCACAAATTTATATACTTGATAATTTTGATAATAATAATACACATATAGGTGGATTTGTAGAACTAGAACAATATTTAAAACCAGAAATAGATTATGAGATGCTTCGTAGTACAACACGTATTTTAGTAAGAAATTTAAATAATATTATTGATTATAATTATTATCCTACTGAAAGAACCGAAAGATCGAATTTTAAACACAGACCAATTGGTATAGGTATTCAAGGTTTAGCAAATTTATTTTATGAAATGAAGTGTAGTTTTGATAGTGATGAGGCAAAAATGTATAATGAAAATATATTTGAATGTATATATTATGCAGCATTAGATGAATCTTGTAATATAGCAAAAGATAGGGAAATTTTAATGTTAAAATATAAATCTATGTATAATGAATATGAAGTAGTAGAGGAGGGTAAAGAAAAAACTATGGAAGAATTAGATAAAGAAATTGAATTTAAAAATTTAAAAAAGATTTTAAATCCATTAAAAGAAGAATATATGAGAGATGAATATTTAGGTTCATATAGTAGTTTTATTGGATCACCTGTATATAATGGTGAATTACAGTTTGATATGTGGCGCAATGAAGTAGGTCATAAGTCTGAAGTTAAAAGCGATTTAAATGATTGGACAACACTTAGAGAAAAGATTAAAAAATATGGTATTCGCAATAGTTTATTATTAGCACCAATGCCAACAGCATCAACATCACAAATTTTAGGAAATTATGAATGTTTTGAACCAGTTATGTCAAATATTTATACTAGAAGGGTATTATCTGGAGAATATTTGGTATTAAATGATTATTTAGTCAAAGATTTAAGAGTATTCAATATGTGGAATGATGATATGAAAGATATGCTTATTAAAAATGATGGCAGTATTCAAAAGATTGAGGGAATTCCGCAAATGATTCGAGATAGATATAAAACAGCATGGGAATTAAACCAAAAACATATTATTGATATGGCTGCAGATCGTGGAAAATATATATGTCAATCACAAAGTTTAAATTTATTTATGGAAGCACCTAATTTTAGTAAATTATCATCGATGCACTTTTATGCTTGGCAAAAAGGATTAAAAACAGGTATTTATTATTTAAGAAGCAGACCATCGAGCAAAGCAATTCAATTTACTATTGCTCCAGAAACTTGTGAAAATTGTAGTGCTTAATATTTAAAAAAGAAATATAATGTAGTATATAGTATGTTAATATATGATGAGGATGGGTTGAATACTATATTCAATGATCCTACTTTTTTATCCAATTATGATGTATATAAAAAAGATAATATGGATAAAATAGACAGTTTAATAATTTTTTTAAAAAATTTAGAAATAAATAAAAATTATCATAAATGTAGTATTAATAAAAATAAAAAATACTTAACTCCTGAAAGTTTAAAAATTAAAAATATTAATATATTACTTAATAAATGCAATCAGAATAATATTGATGATATAAAAAATAAAATGATTGAAATATTATCAGATGAAAAAAACACAATGGTATTAGTTGTTGATAATATTTTAGAAAAATGTATATCACAAATTCAATATATTAAATTTTATATTGATATAGTATTAGAATTATATCAAAAATGTGATTATGATATAGATAAAAAAATACAAAAAATGAAAACGTTATATTTTCAAAACAATAATATAGAAAACAATTATATTGGTTTATGTGATTTTAATAAAAATGTTGATGATTGTGTCGGATTATGTATGTTAATATCTTATTTATATGAAAAAAAATTAATTGATGGTGTAATAATCGATACAATAGATATATTATTCCATAATATTATCTTAGATGATGATGATATATGTTTTAAATATATATCTTGTATGTATAATATTTTTGAAACATTAGACAAATCTTATATAGTAAAATATGATAGTAGATTAAAAGATTTAAAAGATAGCAAAATATCTAAAAAAAATAAATTTATAATTATGGATATCTTAGAAATGGTTTAAAGATATATATATATAAAATATCATATGGAAACTTATACTGGATTTGCTCCAATAAATTACAATAATTCAAGCGACGAGTATATATGTAATACAGATAATTATCCATATGTTACAAATACAATGGAAACAATTGAATCTATAAACAATAATATAGATATTCAATATTTAGACAAAGATAAAAATAATAAATTATTTAGTATTAAAAGTGATTTATTAGAATACTTAAGAAAAGATTATAAAATAGAGAAAAAAGAAGACTTTATAGGAAAAAACTTAGTAAGTGAATTTGATAATTTCATGAAATACTTTAGTTTAAAACAAAATGAATTGTTAAAAGCAGAAAAAGAATTAATGGAAGAAATGAAAAGTAATAAAGATGATCTTAAACAAATGGATAGTTTAATAGTATATTATGACAACTTGAGTAAAAAATATGATGAAGATGATAAATCAACTATTGAATGTATGGAAAAATTAGCAGAAAATATAAAAAAAAATAGTAGAATAAATGAAATTAATGAAACTTATATATTAAGAAAAACTGAGATGATGCAATATTTAGATATAATAAAATATTTAAATAAAGCAAATTTAGGAAATACATGTAGTATATGTTTAACAAATAATGTAGATATATATTTTAATCCTTGTGGGCATACAACATGTGAAGAATGTTATAAAAAACAAGTAGAAAGTTCTAATTCACAAGATATGGAAAATAAATGTGTATTTTGTAGAAAAGTAATATTTAATACTAATAAATTATATTATATTTAAGTACTACAACCCATAATACCTCTATAATATGTTACACCATTACAAGTTGCCGGGGAAAATAGCAAAAATAGTAAAAGTATAAAACCTAAAATTGAATATAATATGTTTATTGCCCTCATTTATACTTATATATATATATTATATTTAACGCATTAGAAGGACTAATAATACAAACAGCATCATATCTCTCTTCATACAGCAAGCATATATGAGTAGGAAGAATAATACTAATCTAACAAGATGATGATTCATAAAGTTTTGAATAGGGCGAGTAATTGGCGAGATGGTTCTGTTTAAGTTAAAACCAAACAGATTCGTTGGAACAAACTTAAGAACAATCAAAAATATGATGAAATTTTTGATGAGGGTTTTATTCGAGAGAAGGAAGGCATCGACGGTTTTATCAATAATCATTTTATATTATATAAAATATTTTTTTTTCATAAAATAAGGCACTTTGGTCTAGTGGTATGATTCTACCTTTGGGTGGTAGAGGTCCCGGGTTCGATTCCCGGAAGTGCCCATATTTTTTTAATATTTATTATTATATGATAATAAAAATTAGTATATTTTTAATATTTTTAATCATTTTGATATTTTTTTTATTATACAAATTTTATAATAATAGTGATAATATTCATAAAGTTTATGGAAAAATAACAAAAACTGATGCGGAAAAAATAAAAGGATTAATGCATAGAAAAGATAAATTAAAGTATAATGAAGGTATGTTATTCCCAATGGACTATAAACATAATAGTATGTGGATGAAAAATACACATATACCACTTGATGTTATATTCTTAGATGAAAATATGAGAATATTAGGATATGTTGTTGATACTGTACCATTCTCATTAAAGAGTATAAGTATAGATAAAAAATCTAATAATGTATTAGAAATGAACGGTGGTTCAGTAGATAAATTCAATAAGAAAATTGGTGATAAAATAATATTTATAGAAAAGGATTTAAGTTAATTGGTATCGCATACCTATGGTTGCATCGGATCTGTACAGAGGTTCGATAAATTGCATTACACATACGCCTTTTTTATCTATTGAACAGCATCCGCATCTTAGATTGTTATAACGGCGTTCACGTCGTTTTTTTCGATAATTTTTAATAATTTTTTTCCAAGAAGAATTGAGTTCATCAATTAAGTTAACACGAGATATGGCGGCATCGATCTCCAGGCATTTTTGTCGCCAGAGCCAGTGGATCTTCCATAGTGGGCGCACCGTGTTGATCTGGTGGCGGAGTTGGGGCGATACCTGCTCCAGCAGAGCTACCGTACCTCCGCGTGCCGAGATACGTGCCAACTCTTGACGCCTGGGATCAGAATGAAACTCCCTTGCTTCTTCACTTAAATAAGCACATCTCTCCTTAATTGCAATCTTTAAGATGTATTTGACTACTTCGGGTTCTTCAATCTTTGCCAGGAGCCCATGACACACAAGTTCTTTCCAAGATAGAGTCATTTTTATGACTAATTTTAATATTCTAATAAAAGTTTATATTTTTTTCAAATTACACCTCTTAAACCAAAACTCCTTTTTCCAAATTCAATAAAAAAATTGGTGATAAAATTATATTTATAGAAAAGAATTTAAGTTAATTGATACCGCCACGCTGCGACTGCATGCTACAGCTCTGGCGCCTACACTCTGAGTTCTCGCATGCAGTCGCAGCAGGGCTGCCGCCGCGGATCAGCAAGCTACATCGCCGCCACCGCACCTCTTTTTTAACATTATTGTATTTTAAGTGGAATGGCCAGGTCTCATCTGCTAGCACACACGCAGGCGGTCGGACCCAGACACCGCGGGGCCTGCGTAACGAAGACATATATATATTGATAATCGGTCCAATACTCTCCGAATGAAACTCTCTTGCTTCTTCACTTAAATAAGCACATCTCTCTTTCATCACCATTTTCAAACAGAGTTTAACTACTTCAGGTTCTTCAATCTTTGCCAGGAGCCCATGACACACAAGTTCTTTCCAAGATAGAGTCATTTTCACGATTACTTAACATACCAATATATGTATTGTTATTTTCAAATTATACCTCTATAAATCAGAATCTTCTGATTCGAGTGATGGTAATTTTTTTGGTGGTGATTTTTTCCTTTGACGTTTATTACCTATTATTAAACCTTGAAATAAACTATCTAAACTTGGAGTAGTTTTTTCTTTTTTTCTTTTTGGTTTAGGTTTACTAGGTTGTACATTATGTATTACTGCTTTACGTTTTGTTCTTTTACTTGTTCTACGTTTTTTATCTAATCCACTCATATTACCCATAGTTTGCATAATATCATCTATATCATCATCTGCTTTTGTTTTTTCTTTTTCTAAAAGTTTTCTTTGACGAGTTTCTTTTGCTTTTTTTGTTCTTCTTGATTTTTCTTCTTGTTTAATATGATTTTTCAATACTTTAAATTCTTCATCGCCTAATCTTGATATATCAGATTTTATCTCGTCCACTTTTGACATAATACTTGGCCCTTCCATTTATATTAATATTGTATATATTATTTTAATTGTAATTTGTAAAGTAAATTACTAAAGTAATTTGGATGGTAAATTACTAAAGTAATTTGAAAAGTTTAAAGATTAAATTTGTAATAACATAAAGTATTACACTTATAAAATGGCCTCATCTCTTGATTTTATGCTTGCGAAAGTTTACACTGAGGGAATGAAAGCACCGAGGAATACCAAAAATTACAATCCACCAATTGGATGGCTCATGTCTGAAAAGTTGGATGGTTACAGATCTCGATTCAATCCAAAAGACAAAACATTTGTATCTAGGCAAAACAAATTATTTAATGCACCAGAATGGTTCGTTGATTTTATGCCAAATCACAATTTTGATGGTGAATTATTTGCTGGCAGAGACAATTTCAGTAATATGGGTGTTGTCAGAAAGAAAGTTCCAATCGATGAAGAATGGTTCAAAATCAAATATTATGTATATGATTGCATTGACACAGATCTGGAATTTTATGACAGATACGAAATGCTTGTTGAAATTGTCAAGGAGGCAAATGATTCTTGGGACAAATACAAATCTACACTTGGATCTAAATTTGAGAATGTGTCTTGTCCAATTGTATTGTGCAAACACATTGAAGTTGAATCTATGGATCAAATGAAAGAATACTACAAATCAGTACTTGATAATGGTGGTGAAGGTATTATGTTCAAAGACCCATGGTCAAATTATGAAAACAAACGATCAAACTATCTATTGAAATACAAACCTAATTTTGATGGCGAAGCAATTATTGTGGGTCACAAAGATGGTACAGGTAAATATGATGGTATGCTTGGAGCATTTGTATGTAAACCATTGATTAACAAAGGTGATCATTCAACAATTGATGAAGATCCTAACCATGAATTTGCTATTTCTGGAATGGATGATAGTATTCGCGAATCTTACGAGACAACTCATCCAATTGACACTATTATTACATATGAATATTCAGGATTTACAAATACAGGCAAACCTCGTTTTGCTAGTTATTTAAGGATTAGAGATGATATAGTATTAAAAAAAGAAAATATCAAAATGGAAAATGATGCGAATACTAAACTATGTATACACATCTTTGAACGTATGTCAATTTATGAAAAATGTAATGATTCGCCATTCAAAGCAAAAGCATATGATACTGCATGTAAAGCATTGAAAAATATGAATGATACTGATTTGGTTTCAGACGAATTGATTAAAATAAAAGGCATTGGTAAAAGTTTGCTTGAAAAAATAATGACAATTGTTCAAACAGGAACACTTGAACAATATGAAAATATCAAAGATTTTAAAGATCCAAAAGAAATATTGATGGGTGTTCATGGTGTTGGTAGTGTCAAAGCAAAAGAACTTATTAGCAGAGGCATGAAAAACATCGATGATCTTAAGAATTGTGAAAAGATTGATGAATATTTGAATGATGTTCAGATGAAAGGATTGAAATGGTATGATGATATACAACATCGTATACCATATGAGTGGATCAGTATGCACGAAAAGTATTTGAAAGATATATTATTTAGTATTGACGAATCATCAGAACTTACTATTGCTGGATCATATCGCAGAAAATGTAACAATAGTGGTGATATTGATGTTTTGATTAATACGCCAAGCATTCGAAACAATAGTATCTATAATGCATTTATGGATGAATTATTCAAACGTGAATATATGGTTGAAGAATTATCCAGAGGACCTAAAAAATTTATGGGGATTTGTAAACTTAATAAAGATGATATTGGTATTCGTATTGATATTATGTATACAAAACCTCAAGAATATCCATTTGCTATCATGTATTTCACAGGATCAATGGAATTCAATGTAAAGATGAGAAGTGAATTGCTAAAAAAAGGATTATCATTAAATGAATATGGAATCAAACGAGACAAAAAGAATGTAAAGCATGATTGTAAAACAGAAAAGGAAGCATTCAAATATTTAGGATATGATTATGTTGAACCTGAAAATCGTTAATTGTTGATCATTTTATGAAAAGCATATTCACCACCCTGAATCATTAAACTAATAAAAAAATACTGAACATATGGCAATAAACCTAAAATTATAAAAACTATACCAACATATTGTCCAAATTGTAATTCCTTAAAATGTTCAGTATTTTTTTTATTGAATCGATTTATTAAATATAAACCAATACCTACAAAGAATAGTGAATATAATGCTACTAATATATATGCGGATATAGCACCAAATGTTCCAACTAATGCATATTTAAATACATCAAAAAAAGGAATACTTATACTACTTTTATTTTTTGCCATTATATTATTATAAATAAATTAATTTTAATCTGTATCTGGTCACTCCCTTTTACTGCCTGAGCATATTAAATCTTTCAGTTAAACTATCGTCGCTACCGCTGTCACTGTCGCTGTCACTGTCGCTGTCACTGTCGCTATTGCTGTCGCTGTCGCTGCCAAATAATCTTCTATTTACATTTTGTATAGGATTACTTAGTTGTGTCATTCTTCTACGTAATTCACTGCTATCTGATGGGGCACTATATTCTTTTAACATATCTAAATAATTAGAAACATAATCTTCTTCTAAAAATGGTTCATTTAAATAATCTACAAAGTCTACCATTAAAACACTTTCATCAATTGGAACTAATTTATATATTTGTATTGGTTTTTTTTCATTACAATGGTCAGCACTTACTAATGGCCAATCTGGTTCCATCATATCTATTTCTTCTTGTGGTAATCCATCATTTTGTGCTCTCTCTACTTCTACATTATAATTATGTAATGCAATCTCATCTAATTTGTCTAAATAATGATATAATTTTGTGCTAACTAAACTATTTACTACTTTATATTTTTCTAATTTAAATATTCTAGGTTCAGGTATTGGAAATCTTTCAGTCCTATAACCAAAATTACCAAAAAACCATTCTGGAACTAATACTGGTATACTAGCAATACCTAATTTCATAAATTTTTCTGTAGTATTTACATTTTTACTACCATTTTGATAATCATTTATATCATATTTATGACATTCATAAAATGTATCATATGCTCCAATCCTAAAAAATTTATATAAATCATCAAGTCGTTTCATTTTTAATAAATCATTTAAATTTAATGTTTCATATTTATAACTACCAGGTAATTGAATTACAAAATTTTTAGGATCACTTTGTAAATATTCAAATATGTCTTCATCTTCATACATTATTGGATCAAATGCTTCAGTTCCTTTCCATGCTTTTTTTTGTGTTAAACGTCTTCGACTTATATTACCACGTGTTCTACTTTGAATACGTTTTGCTGCCCTATTACGTTTTTTAGTACGCTTATCTCTAAAATTACGTTGAATACTTTGTATACTTTTATAATCTCTTAATAATTGAACAACACTATCTACTCGTAATCTTATAGCATAGTCAATTACAGTTCTTCCTTTATCATCTTTAATATTAGGATCAGCGCCACGATCTAATAAATATTTAGTCACTTCGTATGGTATATATACATTGTTAACAGCATAAAATATTGCTGTATCATTAAAAGAATGAGCATCTTTTAATATATAATTTGGATCAGCACCATGGTCCAATAAAAGTTTGATTATATCTAAAGTTTTATTACTATCACAAGCTACTGCTAAAGGCGATTCACCATTCAACACAAAATTTAAACCTTCTGGTTGATTATCTCTAAAATATCCCATATATGCTTTAACATTATCATAATCATTTTGAAATATGTAATCTAAAAATTTTACTTTTGTTTCTTTATCTATTTGTTCAACTCTTCGACTCATTATAATATTTGTATATATTATATTTTCATATCTTTCATTAAATCATCTACACTATCATCACTTTGTAATGTTATTGTGCTTGATTTAGATTTAATACCTCTTTTTTTTCTAACTAATTTTGCTCTACGTGTTTTCTGTCTACGTTTTGTATTTGCTATAGTTTTTGGTATTTTTTCTATTCTTTCAGCATTAACATTTAATGTAGGATCATATTTTTTTGATGCTTTAGGAAATTTAATACTAATTTTTTTTGGCGTCATATATTTAACAAACTTCATATTTTGTCTTTGTTTACCAGTTCTTAAACGAACAATTTCACCACGTTTAAATTTTATACGACCAGCTCCTTTCTTTTTACTATTTTTTTTCTTTTTTGTAAGTTTTTTTTTAGATTTTTTTATTTTTTTTTTAGGATTAACAGACTTATATACACCATAACCGACAGTTCCAATAGCAGCAGCAGCAATTCCAGGCGGTCCAGCAGCTAAACAGGGTGCACAAACCATTATATTATATGTTATATTTTATATTTTATAATATTTTAATAAATTAGTATAGATGGAAAATAGTGATTTTATTAATTTAATGAAGCGACAACAAGAAATGATAAATAATCAACAAGCTCAAATAAGTCAATTATTAGAAATGCAACAATCACAAAATATGGAAAATGAACGTAAACAATATGTTGAGGATACAAATTCAACATATAAAAATGAAGTAAAATATGATGAGACTAATGGTAAACCAAATCTTAAAATAGATCCATATAAGATATTAAGTATGTCAAAAAATTATGATAAAAGTAGTCTGAAAAAATCATATTTAAAAATGGCAGTTAGATATCATCCAGATAAAGGAGGTGATCCAAAAAAATTTAAGATTGTAACATTAGCATATAAAATATTATTGAAAAAACTAGATGAAAGAGATAATGATAAAATACACGATGATTTAAAAAATGGCAGTAAAGATTATATAAAGGAACAAACGAGTAATAATAAACGTAATATAAATATGAAAGGAGACAACTTTGATATAAATAAATTTAATAAAACTTATGATGAAAACAGATTAAGCGATGACTTTGCAGATGATGGATATGGTGATTGGTTAAAAAATGCTGAAGAAGAAACTGGTGTTAAAATGGATCAATTTAATAAAACAAAGTTTCATAATGAATTTTTGAAACAAAAAAAGAAGCAAACTAGCAGTCAATTACAAAAATACAAAGATCCTGAAGAATTAGTAAGTATGGGTAATCGTGATAGTATTATGATATTAGGTAAAGAAAAAGTGAGTAGTTATAGTGGTGAATCGAATGGATTAGGATATCGTGATTTAAGAGAAGCATATACTGAATCAACATTAATAGATACTGGTAGTGTTGATTTAAGTAAACGTAAAAATAATATAATGGAATATAAAAGTCAACGAAAAAATGTGAATCATCAAATGAGTGAAAGTGATATTAGAAATCAAGTAATGAGAGAAGAAGAGGAAAAACGCGAAGAAGTTACTAGACTTGAACGAATTAAAAATAGAGATTCAGAAATAAGTAATCATTATGAAATGATGCATCAAAGATTAGTTGGTAATTAAGTCTTTAGATTATAATGTTATACCAGCATTTCTTGTTAACATATTTATTGTTATAAATACTAAAAAGAATAATATACCAGATTTAAATATTGGATTTTTATCATTACTATCATCATAATTTTTATTATAATATATCATCGATATAATAGATGAAGTTATAAGTGCTAATATTATACATGATGTTGAAGACCACTTAGATTTTTTTCCGGATAATATATCAATCGTATTTTTTATAATTTTATTAAACATATAATATATCATAGATAAAATTTAAATTTCATTATATTATAGAAAAATTTTAAAAATTATTATTGCATCTAGCAGCAACATAATTTATTTATTAATTAGGATCCACATATTCTGGCATTTCACCTAATGTTGTATATTTTAAAAATTCTAAATCACTATAATCCATAGAATTATATATTATTATTATAACTATTGTATCTGGTGTAAAATAACTATTGAAAGTATCTAACATATCTTTATAATAACCAAGATTTATACATTTTGAATGATATTTATCATTTGTATAAAATAATAGTGCTGCGGGTAATGGTTTATTTAGATATTTTAACATTGCTAATCCTTTATTTATTTCTATTCCATCATCATCAATATCTTTTAAAAAAACAGCTTCATTATATGTTTCTTTTATATTTTTTAAATTATCAACTATATAATTAAAACAACCTGAACTATTTTTAATTGGTTCTCTATATGGAGGATCACTATCAGTAATATACTTAATATTTTGTTTACAATTTGTTGGATATGGTTGATTACCCAAGTCATACTTTTTTTTTAGATCAATATAACTCAATAAACCTTGACTACATCTATCAGGTGTCAATCCATCATTGGATGTATTTGCGAGTTTACATCCATCTATATTAGAGTTAAAACATTTATTATCATAACACCATGTATTACATGTTTTTATTGGAGTTGTAGCACTATCAAATGGAAATAAACAATCAACTAAATTTTTATCTAACCAATCAGTATCCCATATAAAACCAAATGTACAATAAAGTCCAAAAAAATTTGTATAAATGTCTTTATGAATAATAGAACCTGATCCATCAAGATATAATAAACCATTATACCAAACAGAAGACAAATCGAAAATCATGGAAACAAAAACTCCATTACTACCTTCTGTATTATATATTTCATCGAGTCGGGTTAGTAGTTTTTCTGGATTTTCCGGTCTTAAAGTTATTTTATTACAATTAATATTTTTGTAATAATTTGGTAAATTTTCTGGTAAATCAGTATCCGTTGACATACACTGCATATTATCATATTTACACATTTTATTTATTCCTATATCATTTGTATAAAAAACATTATTGCATTCTAGGTAATCCGGCCACTTTTGTATATAAGTATAATTCGAACAATTATTAAGTTCTTTAATCCTCTCAACCGGCGACTTATTCATATAAGCACAATTATATTTATCTTTTCTTTGAATACCAACACTAAAACAATCACAACTATTACTTGATATTTTATATATCAAGTAAACTATTAAAAAGATCAATAAAATAATACAAACATTATTATTCATTTATTATATTAAATATAAATAATTTAGAAATTATTATTGCCTCTAGCAGCAACATAATCCATTTGTTTATCAGTCGTACAAAGACATCCAGTAGAAGTTGAAAAGGTTGATGGACAACACATAGGAGAACTTTGATTATTTGCAAACATAAACATTTTATTAGGTGAATTAGGATCTCCATCAATTGGAGGACCACTTAAACTGGATGGATCAGATAATACTGGTTTTAATGGTGAATCATGTCCCATAACAGTATATAAATTACTATCAGATACTAGGGGGACATTTGCTGGACTATGTCTCCATGCTTCAGGATTACCAGTTTTTAAACACAAACCATCATAAGCACTGACATTATTATATAATAGTCCAGGATCATTATCAATATTAACTACTGGTGGATTTCTAGGTTGTTGTTTTTTAGCAATACTATCAACAACACTCGCAAAATGTCTAGGCATACTATCAACATTTTGAGGACTATTACTATCTAAATATGCCATTTCACCAGGATGAAAACTTTCTATAAAACGACCTCTACGCTTCCAACACAATACAATACATACAACAAGTGTAAGTATTAACATACTTGAATAATCTTCTTTACCAATCATGGTAAATAATACATATAAATATGCAGCAAGGATCAACAAAGTTATAGTATCAAGAAACATTTATATTATAATAAATATTTTTTTTATTATTTAAAATAAATCTAATTTATAGATTATATAATGTCAGAATATAAATTACAATCTCAATGGATTTTATGGAATCACGGATTAAATGATAAATCATGGTCAAATGATAGTTATAAAAATATTTTTACATTTGACAATTTAAATGATATTAAAATATACAATGATAACTTAGATTTATTACAATTACAAAATAGTATGTATTTTTTAATGCGTGAAGATATATTTCCAACTTGGGAAGATTCTAATAATAAGAATGGTTGTTGTGCTTCATATAAAATTCCATCAAATGATATAGTAAATACATGGCATAAATGTATTCAAAATATATTATGTGAAAATCTACATAAAAATAATGATAATTATGATATTATAAATGGTATATCAATAAGTCCAAAAAAAGAATTTAATATTATTAAAATATGGTTTAAAAGAAAATTAAAAGATGTGAATATATACTTAAATATTGATGATAAATATATAACTAAAGAAAATTGTATGATTAAAAATAATTAATAGCCTATACATTTACCAGAGGTTATATATTAATTAACCAGAGGTTATATATTAATTTACTTTAGGTGCTAAACATAATTTAATAATACCTAATGAAGCAATACTATATTGAATAATTAATGGATAATCATTTTTAATAAATAATTGTATTTGATTGCATAAATTAGTACATTTAGTAAATAATGATAAATATTTTAAGGAAAATATACCTTGAACTAATGAATCATTTTCACAATTATTAATAAATTGTAATCCATCTTGTGTTTCATTTAATATGGTACTTTGAGATGCAAAATCACCATCGCAATTAAATAATAAACTTTTACCATAACTTTTAATTTCACATTCTTCGCCAATATTAATCATATCTCTAATAAGTTTTTGAAAATCTTGCGATGGCATTGTTAATTCAGTTTCAAACTCTGCTGGTGGAATAGTTATATCATCATTATTAATATCTAATAAATTTAAATAATATATTGTTTCAATATTTTTTTCACTATTATTAATTTTAATACCTAATTTATTTGTATCTTTTTTATGAATAAAAAAAGTAATTGTATCTGTATTATTAATTGTTTTAATTAATTTAAATAAATTTAAAAAATTAATACCTATTTTAATTTGTTCTTTACAATAATATGATTCAAATTTACTACTATCAAGTTTTAAAAATATTAATACAGATTTTGTACTATCCATAGCAATTAATTTAATACCATCATTATCAAAAATTAAAGTGCTATCAGTTAATAACTCTTTTAGTGCTTCACATAAAATTTTAATAGCAATTGATTGAACTGTTTTAATATCTAATATATGATCTTTATCAATACTTATACTATTTTTATCTGATTTAACAATACTCATAAATACTTAATAATTTATCCATATATTATAAACTTTAAATATAAACTTAAACAATATATCTAGGAACAATGCTCATACTTTGTAATTCTTGAAATAATAATTTACAAGAATATGGTATATTAATTTTAGTAAAATTTAAATAATTATTACAATTTTTACAATAATAATCTTTATTACATGGTATATTTACACATGTCATATTACATATATTACAAATATAACAAGTAAATTTATCAGATACTTTCATAAATCTTTCTTCTAAGAAATATGATGCTCCATGTGAAATCATACAATCACGTTCCATTTCACCAAATCTTAAACCACCATATGATGATCTACCTTCACTAGGTTGTCTTGTCATTGATACAATTGGTCCAGATGCTCTTGAATGAACTTTATCACCTGACATATGTTTTAATCTTTGGTAATATGTTGGTCCTATAAATATACTTGTATGTAATTGTTCTCCATTTATTCCACTATACATTACTTCATTACTTTTACCTTCAAAACCTATATCTTCTAATATTTTAGATATATTAGATATATTTTTATCTTTAAATACAGTACTATCTCCATTATATCCATATAATGCACAACTTTTTCCTAATAAACATTCTAATAATTGAGCGATTGTCATACGACTTGGAATAGCATGTGGATTAATAATAATATCAGGAACAATACCATCTTTTGTAAATGGCATATCACACTGTTCTAATATCATACCAACAGTTCCTTTTTGTCCATGACGACTTGAAAATTTATCACCAATTTCTGGAATTTTTACATCTCTTATTCTTACTTTACAAAATTTAAATCCATTTCCATTTGTATCTATATAATTCTTATCTATATAACCTTTATCATTATTTTTCATACTAATACTTGTATCTTTATATTTATATTTATTATGTTTTGTTGGAATGATTTTTCCAATAACTATATCATCATCATCTACATATGTATTTTCTGGAACAAACCCATCGTCATTTAATTTATCATAATTATTATTTTTTGGAAATAATGTCTCATTAAAATCTGGTTTACAAAATATATCTTCTTCCCCAGTCAATTGATTCTTATTTACTTCTTCCTTATATGTTCTAAAATATGTTGAATTAAATAACCCTCTTTCAATAGCTCCTCTATTTATCAATACACTATCTTCTTGATTATATCCAGTATATGTCATAATGGCAACTACTATATTGATTCCATTTGGTAATTTATCCGCATTAAAATATTTCATATATTTTGTTCCGATTATTGATTTTTGAGGATAATGTAACATATGAGTAAATGTATCATATCTATTGTTAATATTTGTAGTATTAATACCAATTGCTTGTTTACCCATTGCCGACTGATATGTATTCCTTGGTGCTTGATTATGATGAGCATATGGAATACATGATGCCATTAATCCAAGTATTAATGATGGAGATATTTCACAATAATTATATGATTTATTTATTTTTTTAATATTATTACATAATAATAAATTATTAATTTCATATGTATCAATATATTCTATGATACATTTCTTATCATTATAATTTAATAATAAATCATTCCAATCATATTTTTTATCCATTAATTTTTTCTGAATCTTTTTATTATATACTAATTTATTTTTTGTAATTTTTAATAATGGTCTAATACATCTACCTCTATCTGAATGTATATATATAATATTATTATTATAATCCATATAAATTGAAACATAAATGTTTATTATACATTGCATTCTTAATTTTTTAAATTTATCTAATATATATTTATAATCAGTAGAATAACCAACCCAATTGCCATTTATAAATATTTTTGTATTTTTAATTTTATCATATTCAAATATATCTATATCTAATATACTATTAATATCATCATTAAAATAATTTAGAATTATACTATCATTTGATTGTTGTGTTATTTCACAATTATTTGCTAAATTTTTTACTAATCCAATTGCTTGACCTTCAGGTGTTTCTGACGGACATATATATCCCCATGAACTACTATGTAATTTTCTAGGTGGTATAAGTTTTCCAGTAACATCTCCACTTGTTGAAACTCTTCTTAAATGTGATAAACCACTTGTAAATGTTAGACGATTTAATACTTGCGATACACCAGATCTATTATTTGATAAATTATTTTTAATACCCCAATTACCAGTTGCTAAACTAGTTTTAAGTGTAGTTTCTAAATATGTTGGTTTTAATATACGAAATATATTTGTATAATTAATTGTATTATTTATATTATCTAAATCATTTGTATTAATAAATTTTTTTAAAATTTCATTTTTTAGTAAACCTATAGTATCTTTGAAAATTTTATTATAACATAAATATGTTATATTTGCTAATAATATACCAGGTGTTTCAATACGTTTATGTATATAATTATCACGATCAGTTAATTTATCTATTTTAAGATAACATTTTAATAATTTATTAATCATATATCCTAAATATAATACTTTTGCTTTTCTATCACTAATATGTGGTAAAATATTATTTATGACATTTTTATTAATATATTCTATCTTTTTCTCTTCTGTTATAGTCTGATATATATTCATATTATTTATTAAATATCTATATGCATCTAATTCATTTTTAATATCTATACATTTTTCAAATGATGGCAATAATATATTTGTCATTATATTATCTATTTCTGGAATAGAATTATCAATAATATTATATAAAATTTCTTTATCTGTAATACATCCAAATAATTTAAATATTACAAAAATAGGTATGCGATTTGATATACTTGGTACATTAATATATATATCATTATTATATATATCTTCTCTGTCTGTTATACTTATACTTATACATTTTGGTATACTAAATACATTATGATTTACTGATCTAACCTCAGCATTTAATGCAATTTTTTCTTTTTTTGATTTAAATACTTGTACTATATTTGGTGCTATTTTTTCTTGAGATATTATTACCTTTTCATTTCCATTTATTATAAAGTATCCACCAATATCATATTTACATTTTAAAGGTTTATTATATTTTGTTGTCATACAATATTTACTTCCTACCATTATTGGTATAGTACCAATTAATATGTTTTCTAAATTTTTACCTGGTAATTTTGTAATATTTTTAAATTCATCTATTATATCTATTTCAATATATATATCTATTAAAACATTTGACATATATGAATAATTTCTCCTATTTGCTATATCTGGATATAATATATTTTTAACTCCATTATTCTCTGTATATAAACAATCCTCTACATGTATAGTATCCTTCAATAAATATAATTTAATATTTTTTAATTTTATATTATTTGTATCATTTTCTATATCTAAATTTATATTTATTGGTGTATGTTGTTCTAATATATTTGGTATAATATTATCTATATAATCATCAAATGATTCTATTTGATGTTTTGCTAAAATATTTTTTTGATCAAAATAAGTCTGAACTATCGGTTCTGTAGATAATTCAGACATAATATGTATATATATTTATCAAAAAGAGTTTAAGTATTTTTTTCAAATTATAATAAATTAAATTATTATAATTTAATTTAATTTATTATAAATTAATTTATTATATTATATTATAAATGAATAATAATATTATAATATTATTACTACTTTTATTTATTATTATTTATAGTAATAATTATGAATATTTTAATGTAGGTGGTCAAGGTGATAATTTATGTTCTGAATATTGTACACCAAATTTAGATAAAAATTACTGTTTAGTTTTATGTAATAAAATACATGATACTACTGGTAATTATATGAAATTTAGAACTAGTAATTATAATAAAAATCAATGCGATCAAAGTATTATTAAAGATACTACTTGTAAAACAAATAATGGCGTAAATACATCTATACCTATAAATCCAATATGGTGTCCTAGTAATTGTATACCAACACCTGGATATGATGAAAATGGTCCACCGGAACCTCCTACTGATCCACCGGAACCTCCTACTGATCCTCCGGAACCTCCTACTGATCCACCGGAACCTCCTACTGATCCTCCGGAACCTCCTACTGATCCACCGGAACCTCCTACTGGTCCACCGGAACCAGAAATAAAATATAGTTGTAGTGGATCTACATGTATAAGTGGTAATAGTGGTAGTTATACTACTAGTAATTGTAATAATATGTGTGGTTTTTCTTGTAGTGATACAAAATGTATACCTGGATCAAGTGGTAGTGGTAGTTATGATACAGAGGATGATTGTAATAATGTGTGTAATCCCACAAGATATTGGTTATGGGGTCTTATTATTGGTTTAATTTTTTGCGCATTAATAGGTGGAGGTATAGGTGGAGTTATGGGTACAATTGGTGGTGCATGTATAGGTGCAGGTATAGGCGCAGGTATAGGTTGGGGTATAGGATATATAATTGAAAATAACGATGATGAAGAAGATTAATTAATAGTATTTTGTCGAGGTATTGGTTCATTATACGCGGGTTCAGTTATATTGGATTGATTACCTCTTGTAGAATTATTACTAATTAAAGATAATACAATTAAAATTAATCCACCGAAAATAAAGATACCTCCACAAATTAAACAGAACATATAAATAAATCCTCTCTGTTTATATTCAGTATCGCTTACATTTTTACCATCAACTACATCTGGACATACACATTTTATATTATCTTTTTCTTTACCTTTTTCATCTAAACATTCAGATTTATTTGTTGGATCTACATCATTTAAACAACTTTTATCAATAAAAAATGAATATGTAATCATAGCACCTCCTAATAATAATAATAAGAATCCAAATATTATTTTTAAACTTTTATTTTTACTAACACCTGCACCAATACCACCTCCACCACCAACTACACCAACTACAATTGCAATAACAATTGCTACAGTTGGATCTAATCCTTTTTGTGTTTGATCTACAGTTGTTTTTATTTTATTTTCTAATTCAGTTATATCTGTATTATTAGATAATATTTTATTTATCTTATCACCTATAACATTTGCGATACTTTCAGATAATGAATCCGCAGTAAAATTACAATTATCACTAGTTAATTTTCCTAAAATTGTAATATCTAATTCACTACTCGATGATGTATTTTGTTTTACACTATTTTTCATTGTTGTATTTATAATTTGTTTGATTTCATTCTCATTTTCTTGTATTGCAGTAGTAACAGTATTTGCTACATTTGCATCAGCAATTTGACCTAATATACCACCTTCTTGTTCTTGTTTTATTTCATTTTCAATATCATCTGTTAATTGAGCAAATAAATTATTATCAAATTCAAATTCATCATTTTGTGTTATTGCTAATTGAGTTTTTGCTGAAGTTGATGCACTTGCATCAACTATAAAACTAGTTGCACAACTAACTTCAGCACTTTCACCAATTACTACTTTAATCTTTGAATAAGATTCTGATATATTTTTGACACTTGTTTCAATTTTACTTGAATGTTCTTGTTCTATTTTTTTTTTTACTTTTTGAATAGATTCATTAATAGTATTTGTAAAATTTAATCCAAAAATAAATCCAATATAACCAAATCCTATTTTACCCATATTATATTATATAATATATAATATTAATTATTTATTACAAAAATTCCAATTGTTCCAATAATTAATATTATTACAAAAATTACAATTAATCCTATTAACCAATACTTTTCTATAAATGATTTTTTCTTTGATGGTTTTTTTTTATCATTTTCATCATTTATATTAATATATTTATCTATATCGTTACACCATTCACAACTATTGTATTTTTTTATATCTAAATAATTGCAAATTGATTCTAATATTTCTTTATTACTACTTTTATTATTGCAAGTTCTATTTTTAATATTAGTAAATTTTTCACTATCTATAAAATTATCTATATCTTTACAAAAATCACATTCATTATTATTACATATCTCTTCTAAATTTTCTTTTTTTTCTAATCCAGTAAGATTACAATTTATTATTTTTTCTTCACATATTTCTTCTTTATTATTTTCATTTATAGTTCTACATGTTCTATCTTTATTACAAAATTTACATCCTAAAATATCATCTTTATTATCCATTATATTACTTCTATATTCATTACAAGCATTTGCAAATTGTATCACATTATTATTTGTTATTCCATATAATGGTGCATTTCCACCTTCGCATGATTTTATTTCTTCTTCATCTACATAAGGATTAATGTTTTCTTTAATATCTGCAACACATTTACTAACTAATTTTAATTCATTTGTATTTATTGTTCCTTTATTTGTAAAATCTAATTGACTTCCACACAAAGCTGTATTAACTGTTGGACATCTTGGGTCAGGTTCATTTGGTATTAATGAAGTTTTATTACTATCTATACAAGGCTGAAACCAACATCTATTATTTCCTTTAGTTTCTACATCTGATGCATATTGAAATACTTGATTTAATTCATTTGAAAAATTTAAATTTTTTAATTGTTTTATTTTTTTATCATATAAATATGATGGACTTTCTTTTAAATCTTGAGACCAATAACAATTACAAAATTTACTATATTTATTATTTAATTTATCATAATTATTTTCTGTAAAATTAAATGGTTTTACTTCACCTTTATTATTACAAAAATTACCCATATTTTTATTAAATGTATCTGTCGATTTTAAAGTTTTAACATATTCTTGAGCACCTTCGGTATTTAATATATTTAAATATTTTTCTATATTATTTTCATCTGTATCTGTATTTAATAATTTACTAATTTTTTCATAAAATGGTCCTAATTTTGTACCATAATATATCCTATTTTCATTTTTTGAATTTTTCCATTTTAAACAATTAGATTCATTTAATAAATTATTTGCATAATTATAATTTGTTTCATCAATATTATTAAATGTATTTTCATCTAATTTATTTGTACACCATTTTAAAGGATCACTATCTGGACCACTACATTTATTTGAATCTATACAATAATCAGGTGGGCATTTTTCCATTTGTGTTTCTGTTCCACCTTCTTTTTCTAAACAACATTCTAATCTTTGTTTTGGTATATAATTATAAATATCTGTATCTTCTATATTTGTTTTTTTTGGTCCAGTCGCACCCCAAATATCAGAATTCCAATCTTTTAAATATGCATATCTCCAATCATTTGGTAATATACAACCTTCTATTTTTTGTGGTTCTTTGTTTTCAAACATATTAACAAATATATTTCCACCATAATCACTTTTTCTAATAGCTTTAGCATATCCACTTCCATCTATCTGTTCATAACCTTGTATATTCCTACCATTTTTATTAGATGGTCCACGTATACATGATGTAAAGTAACCATCATATTTTTTTAAATTTTCTTTTGATGGATTAACGATTTCACCTTTTAAAAATGGTAATTTTAAACTATTTTTAATAATTTTATTTGGAGTTACTCTACTACATTCATTAATAGAATCATTATATATACTATCACTTAATGAAGTACCATAATATTTTTTTTCTTTTATTTTTTGATTTATAGATGACATAATATATTATCTATTATATATTTATTTTTTTTCTATATTATCATCTATTGCATCCAAAAAATCTGTCATTAATGTTTCGCTATCTTTATCTTTTTCTGTTTGTGTATCTTTAGTATTTGTTAATACAACATCTACTACAGTTGTATCATCTACAACATCATTATCATCATCATTATCATCATCATTATCATCATCATTGTCATCATCTACAACAATTTCTACTTTTTTCTTAGGTATTAAGTCATCTATCTCTTTAATATTATCAATTTTAATATCTAATGGCAATTTTTTAGGTGAATCATTTTCTTTATCCACTAAATCTTCTATACCATCTTCAAACTCTATCTTATCCATTATTATAGTTTTGTCTATCTTATATATATTACATTTATCTAATCCATTACATATTGATGGTTTTGATACTTCATAATTTTTAAACTTTTTATTAAATTGTGCTATTATTCCATCATCTACTATAGGTCCCGCCTCAATTAATCTATCATATTCCGCACGACTTAATTTTAAAAAATCTGTTTGTAATACACGTCTTTCTGGATCTAATGCTAATTCAATTGCTATATTTCTTTGTAATTTTCCCCATGATACACCAGCAATTCTATGACCTTCCATTAATTCTGCTACCTTTAAAAAGTTTTGTAATGTTGATACAATTCCAGCAAAAATGTTAACACCTCCAACAATTGCTGATGCTATACTTTTACTTTCTGCTGGAACAAATGAATCCATACCAACATTTGCTGCACCAGTTAATGTTGATAATATAATTACTGGAATTGAAAAACAATAATACCATGTTCTATAACTTTTTTCACTTCTTCCATGTAACCAACGATAACAACTTGCTTTTTCTGACCATTCTGCTAACAATGCTTCACATTCATCCGTCCATTCTTCTTTTTCTATTATTTTAGTTGTCATTTACTATTATTAAACATATTATTTTACAAAAAAAAACTTATTATTATTCTACTATTATTATCATTTTTTGCCATTATCATTCTACTATTGTTATCATTTTTTTACTATTGTTACCATTCATTTGTTTGTGCTTCAAAACTTTCTACAATACTTCTATCCAAATCATCTAATTCACAATATCTGTAACAATTTTGAATCATATAAATTGTAAATGCATCATCAATATCATTATACCAATAATCAGATAAACGATCATATGTCATAATATTTTTCAAAAATTCTCTGACTTTACTTTTTGTAACATTATCTTCTGGTGTTAACATTTCAAATAATTTACTATAAACTTGTGGCATATGCATCTCATCTAACATCATAAATGTATTCAAATGTTTTACCAGTTTGTCTTGATCCCTAAAATACAGATAATTATGATCTTCCTTAGGTTTCCATTCTCTACCATTCTTAACTACTGGTTGTAATTTAGGTTCACCTTCAACTTCACTTCTATAAAATTTACATTCTGGTGTAATCATTTGTGGTTCAAGTGATACTCCGTTAAACATTTCTGGATTGTATGTATAATTCAAAATATTCACAAATCCTATCATATCTGCCATATATGTATTGTATCTTGCACCCTTAGTCGATTCCCTAAATTTTATCATTTTGTCCAAAGTAATACCATATGAATTTAGAAAATTATTGAATATATTTGTTTCAGTTTCAAATAATGTATCATCTTTATTGTTTACGATGTTTACTTTACCATCTTCCAATAGTTTAAATGTCATGTAACGAGCATCTCTCCCTACACTTGTTACAACAACTGGATTTTCATTAGTATTATATGCTTCAAATACTTGTAGCCACCTTTCAACAACACTATTGTTAATGGCAGCATCATGTTTGTATCTGAAATTACTTGCTACATCACCAGTTCCTAATTTGGATGGTGTTGCTGGAATATACAATACTGCGTTTGGCAACTTTAACTTTTCTAAAATTTCTGTCATAAAATCTTGATCACATTCTTCGCATAATAGTGCTGAGGCAATATCCATTACAATTTTTTCACTATTCATTTTGGGAGCAAAAGATTGATAAGTGACACATTTATCCATTTTCTACTTTTATTTTTATACTATTGTATAAAGATGTATCTTTTATTTCAAATTATAATTTATTGTCTTATATACAATATATCATCGTCATAATCTATATACATATATCCATGATATAAATCATTATATCCTAATATCTTTTGCCCTGTACCAACTAATTCTCTTGGCAATATTTTAGCATTATGCATTTTTATTGTTCCTTTGCTATCTTTTTCATCTGTGCCTTTTAATGTTTGTGGTCCTTTTGATAAATATTGGGAATATAATGTTCCAGTATCTACTAATAATTTATTAGTATTACCATCTTCATCTACTATAAAAACATCCATTTTCATAATATTATTATCATAATGCATTTTTCCCTTGAATGTAAAATCAGTTGGTATAGGATGACCAACAATCATCCGTTCATTTTTAAAATCTATCATTATACTACGTTTTGATGCTGTTTTAAATAATACATCAGTAACAGCATAATTTTTTAATGGATGTCCATCATGTATATGCGCTAACCCAAATACACCATTTACTATTTCTCTTTCTCTTAACATATTTTTTTGTTCACCTAATGCCATTAATCCTACAGGCATATTATGTGATTTACCATCAACTCTCACATCTTGATTTATATTTATTGGTGGTGTTCCTCCTTGTAAATAAGCATAACCACTACTATGTAAATCATCATATTTTACTCCATGTTTGTCTAAATTATTTTTTAAATCATTTCTACTCATCATTAATAAATCTGTTAATAAATGTGAACCAGTATCTAATTGATAAAATCCCGAGTATTTTTGTGGTTTACGTTCCCATACAAATTTATCATTTATTACATCACCAGTATGACCGGATGTCATTAAATCTTTTATCATTATTTGTGTTCCCCATGGATAAACATGTAAATCATATGTATTTGGATCATCATTTATCGTAATTTGAGGATGACTTTTACCAAAAAATGATTTATATAATAATATCAAAAATACTATTATAAATAAAATAATTGATATGTATTTAAAATTTTCCGAATTAAATTTCATTATAATTATTAAAATATATTAAATATGAATAATATTTTTTTTATGATTCAAAGAGATTTAAGTAAAATTAAAAAATATGATTATAAAATAAATTATGATTTAGATTTTAGAAATATTATTGTATTTGATTTATGTTATTTTTAAAATACGTTTGATCCGATTATAATCTTTTGCATTATAAATTGCTCTACCACTTTCAATTTCTTTAATCGTTTTTTCAGGCATATTTAATCGTGTTGCTAATTGTTTTTGTGTCATATTTAATGTTGAAGTCCTCTTTTTAACCATTGCTAATCTAAACTCTTTAGTATATTTATCATGTTTTAATATATCATTATCTGCTTTAGTTTCAACTTTAATTAGTTTTTGTGTTGTATCATCCATTTTCTTTTTCTTAGGTTTATCTTTAGTATCAGTATTTTTATTATTTTTGACTACAATTGTTTTCCAATCTTGGTGATCGAAGATTCTTTCAGTATCAAAGATTCTTTCAGTATCAAAGATTCTTTCAGTGCCTTCCATTTATTAATTATTATAAAATATATTTTTAAATCTGTTAAATATTTGATAATTGAGTTAATTACGCGATTGAAAATCACGAGATTCATATTGTTTATCATATGGAATATTTGGTATAAGAAATTTTGTTTTTTCAATTACTTTTAATTTATACATATGTTTTGGATTAAAATCAAAATCAATAGTTTCATATTGAATTTTTTTATTTGTTCTTAACCAAATACCTGGAACATGTTTGTAGTATTTAAACATTCTCATTTTATATTA